TTGTCCGCGGCTACCTCGTCCGTGCCTTCCGCGGCAGTTGCCTTGGATTCAGCTTCGGCGGCTTCGTCTGCTTCAGCAGTGGCCTTGGCTTCAGCCTCGGCCTTCTCGTCCTCGTCAGCCGAGGCTGCCACAACTTCGGCTTCAGCGGCTTCGGCTTCGGCTATGGCTTTCTCGTCCACAGCCGCAGCCTCGGTCACGACCTCAACAGCCTCATCAACGGCAGAATCGATTTCGGTTTGTAGGCTTTCGTCCACTGGCATGTTCTCTTCTCCTAGTAGTAACCGGCATTGTCGCAGAAGTTACGTAGCTTCAGCGCTCTCTTACGATGATTGGCGTCCCGATAAATCGGGTCGCCATCAGGTGTCACCTCCGTTGGGCAACCACGTTGCCCAAGGAAGTCCCTTAGCTCTTGTGCCTGACAAGCGTTGACTCCGCTCGAAATACAGGGTTCCATTGGCCAGCAAGAACCGCCGGCATGACGAGGGGCATTTTCGGCCATGAAGTCACGCCTGGCTTCCGTGCCGTCCTCCAAGGTGACAGTAGCCGGAGCCTGTCCCATAGGGAAATCTCGCTCCAAAACAACACCATCGTCATTAGAATAGCAATACGTGCTCATCCATATACTCTGGTCAATGGCACTAATCGGAAGTCACGCAGGAGCCAGCCCTCACTCACCACCGCTGTTTCCCGCGTTTTGGCCCACCAACATCTGCTGGATAGCATTAGAGGCCCCCTCACGAGAGGTCCCAGGCTGTCCAGTGCGTTCATAGGTCCTTGTCGTGTTGGCCGGCATTCCAGCCTCGCCGCCCTGCCGTGCCGGCGGAGGCTCGTCCATGAATGTAACGTAGCCGTTGACCTCATCCATTGATGAAAATTTTGCAACGTCCTTGAGGATAGCCTGGATGTCGACGACACCACCGGCTTGCTGAATGAACGGTTGAAGCGGAACAATGAATCGCTCCAAGACGAGAGCAAGCTTCTGGAGCTTAGTACCGGGCGTATCGTCAGGAAGCGAGTACACGTCGATCTGGATGTCATACTCGTCAAAATTCCCTATCTTTGACTCCTTGCCCCACGACACGGGAATCGTCATGCTCGTTCCTGGAATTGGCTTTTCGAGTTCGCGGCGCTTTATCGGGTCATGCCATTCGTAATATGCAAGCGACCTGAATACGCTGCGCATCGCAACGACCGTTTTGTCGGTCATGTCGCGAAGCTGAGCATTTGCTGCATCGCTCAATAGCTTGTCCTGCCCGACTGTCTCCGTCATAGCAGACAGACCACCGAGGGCATCGGTATTTCCAGCGAAATAAGAAGACAGATCGCGCGTCTGCAAATAGAACGCGAGTGTATTCGCGTTAATGCCGCCGGCAGTAAGCTTCTTGGGTTCCTGTCCCGTCCACTTGATCCCATCGCCGTCGCTAGCTTTCTTGAAGTCACCCACACCCTGGTCATCGTTTCCGCTGAAACCAAGAACAGATTTCTCGCTATCGGCCTGCTTGCCAAGCTTACGAAACAACACATTGCCTAGCTCGTGGAGATCACGCCATACGGACACAGGAGGAAGCGGAAGGAGGTTACCGGGAACATCCGAGAAGCCAAGCTTAATGTAGGGACCATCCTTCGGGCCGTCCCACTCAACGACTCTCATCTGCTGGCCCGAATTAACGCCGTAGGTTACCATGAGTTGCTCTTTTTCAAGGAACACGTCACGGAGCCAGAGTCGCTCACGAAACACGTCAGCTGTTCCACCACCAGCAACACCGTCTGCACGTGCCTCCCCCTTGGGGCTAATGTTCGTTTGGTCATCCGGCTTCAAGTCAGAGCGGAGGCGATCAGGAAGCCACTCAGACTCTTTCACGTCCTCGAAATCAACCCAGTAATCGTTGCCCTCGTACTGGACAGCGCTGGCGTGCGTTGCCGACATATCCAAAAAGTGGTCATCGGGCGTCACTAGATCAACGAACACGTCGCCGTAATTATACCCCAATGCCTCACCAACCGTATAGAGCCCGCACTTCAACACGCCCCAGCCAAAAAGTGCTTCGGTAATGAATCGACGGAAGGTTTCGGCTAAACCGATCTCTTCGGGAATCTGGTTAACAGCAAGCTCAAGATTCGCGGCAATTGGCTTAAACCATTCGCCGTGATGATCCATCATTGCCCGCGGCATCTTCGGCGAGAGAAGTCGACTATAGATGTCAACTGCCATCTTTATGAAGTTGACTGGAACTACAAGGTTCGTACCACCCTCCATATAGTGACCGCCGACAAGCTGCTTGATTGATTGTATTCGCTGTCTGCGCGGAAACTCCAGTTGCCTTTGGCTCCAGTCGATGCTTGTCTTCAGCCGATCAAATTGCTTCTCGCTTAAAAATGACGACATAATTACGCTCCTATCCCCATGAGGAATTAAGTTCTCGGTTTGGTTTTGCTTTCATCTCTTCCCTCATCTTATTACGCCACGCCAGGCAGCCGACGGGTATCTCGCGAGGTTCATCGGCTGCCGGCCGTATCATTCGCTCCTTAACGCCCTTCCACCCCAGGGCATCGCCCATCGCACGATCGCCGTGATTCGCCCTAGCACCGGAAGGGTCTTCCTTACTTGAAGCGCGAGCATGTACTACGCCGCCATCTGGAGCGAATACGTACTCCAGCGCTTCGTTCATCGCTTCCTTCGAGCGATTGATCGCATCACCCTTCTCAATCGCAGAACGATACCCGCTCATAATCGCCAGCTTTGAGTCCTTGGTTTGAGCCACCCCAGGAATATCAGACACCTTCTTGGAGATTGCTTCATCCCTTTGGCGCATGTAGATGTTACTGTAACCGAGTTCGACAACACGTGAACCGAATTGCCGGCCTGGCCCGCCACTCTCCCACACCAAGAATGCCTTGCCAAGCCAAAGCCCTATCGCTACAGCTTGCTTCGCGAATTGTTCTGGCCGAATGCGTGAGTTGGCATACTCAACGTCCTTCTCGCAAGTCACGTCATCCCATCCAGACAGCGTTGAATTACTGGCTCCAGTACCGGCTGCCACGTCAGCACCAAGAGAACGCCTGTGTTCCGACGGCGGCTTACCGTCCTTGTCGAGAAAGAACCACAGGCGTAAATGGCCATCGGGGTCCTCGCGAAAGGCGATCGGCTCCCCGGTCTCATTGTCGTACTCCAATTCACCTACCAACAGAGGTGGGCGGGCATGTTCGCGAATTGCCTGATTGACGATATCGGCATTAAAAAACTGGCCACCACTACCACCGTAGTCGATGTCTAGTTCCTGTGCGATCTCCAGGTCCGAACCGGCACGCCCACACTCCTTATCATACCACGGACTACGCAACCTGCCATCAAGAATTGGCTCGAATGGCGTCTCGCCCTCCTCGACCTCCCTGGCAATCACTTCGTCGAACCCAACTTGATCAAGTACCTTCAACTCGCCGTTATCACCAGTCGTATACATGCCAATCGATTTGGTTGGATGCTCAGACCAATGGAGCCGCATCTTCTTTATGTTCTTCTGGCGCATATCATAGAAAGCGTTGCCTACCCCCTGCGGAGTCGAATTAAAAATCCTGCAATTCGTAGCATCGCGGGTTGCCTTCAGAATGTGGTGCCCATTCTCTACAGCAGCGAACTCGTCGAGTATGATTGCTGTTCTGCGGTCACCGCGGGCAAAGTTATCCGTCGTCGATTCACCGTCAATCACCGAAAGCGTATCGGGATTCTCGACGTGCAACTTGCGGCGATGCTCAGCCTTGTTGTACCCAGGCGGCTGAAGCCACTTCGGCAAATTGTCAATCAAGAAGTCAAACTTCCAGAACATCGACTTCGGATTACCAGGCTGGTCAACGTACTCCTGGACACGAGAGCCAAGCAGGAAGGATAACCTTGGCATGAAATGCCAGCACCACGCCACGGCTGAGACACACATCCAAGACGCGCCCATGTCGCGGGTCTTCTCTATGTGGATGTCTTCCTTCCGAAACGCCCGGATGATCTCCAGAATCCCATCTTCCTGGAATGGGTAAAGAATGAACGGCAATTTCGGAAACGGATTGTCGTCCTTCGGCGCATACGTCCAACCGAAGCCGTTCAGGTAGAATAGCGGGTCCTTCGCACAGGCGTCGATAATTACTTCGGCGTACTTCGGGTCATCCCTGACGCGAGCATAAACAGACTGCCGCCACTCCAGATTCTCCACGACATCCTTTGGGACATGGCGCGTAAATGGAGTGGAAACCCTCATGCCTATGCTCTCACGCCAGGAGGCAGAGAGTGGCCGCTATCGCTAGCGCATTTCTCAGAACAGAAATAGAAGTAGTAGTTCTTGCCCAACCTGACTTCGTACCTTATCGGAACCCTATCACCGGCAGCACACACCATCGATCCATTAGTCCTCGCACGGACCACAGCAAGCGGCTTCCCGCACTGATCACAATTCCCGACAATCTCAACTGCCTTATGCTTCTTCTTCTTAGTGCCTTC